AATCTCTTTTAGTCGCCGCAGTAAAATGAGCGGGGCTCAGTTTTGAGACTGCGCAGAAACGCGAAAGAAAATGCTCTAGCGCGCGACGCACTGAAAAATCAGGGAAATTCCCTTTCGCGTCCAGCACGCACGGAAGACGAAATCGCTCGCATCACGTCGAGAAAGGCCCGGATCGGCCCTTCCAATCCTTGGGCATGACTGGCCGAGCCGGAATTAACCCCGAAACAACCCTATAACAATCGGGTTCTATCCCATGCCGAAGCCCAAGTTGTCCGCCCTGTCGCCGAGCAGTGACGGGCTGGCAATCCCCCCGGAATGGCCCGCTCACCAGACCGAACCCCGCCTTGTGGCACAGCTCGTGCCCTACGCCCGGAACGCCCGCACGCACACCGACGAGCAGGTTGGGCAGATCATGGCGTCGATGCGGGAGTGGGGCTTCACCGTCCCGGTCCTGGTGGACGAGGGCGACGGCATCATCGCCGGGCATGGCCGCGTTCTGGCGGCCCAGCGTCTCGGGTTCGAGCACATTCCGGTCATGGTGGCCCGCGGCTGGAGCGACGCGAAAAAGCGGGCATACATCCTGGCCGACAACAAACTCGCGCTCAATGCCGGGTGGAACGACGAGCTGCTGCGCCTGGAGATCGCCGACCTGGAGGCAATGGGCGTCGATATCCCGATGCTCGGTTGGAGCGACAAGGAGCTGGACAAGCTCATGGGCGGCGGCAAGGGGGGTCTCACCGACCCCGATGCCGTGCCCGAGGAGCCGCTGGTCCCGGCCACCCTTCCCGGCGACCTGTGGCAGCTCGGCGGCCATCGCGTGATCTGTGGGGACGCCACCGACAGCGCGACGGTCGGCCGACTGCTGGCCGGGGTGAAGCCGCTGCTCATGGTCACCGACCCGCCCTATGGCGTCTCGTACGACCCGAGCTGGCGCAACGGGGTCGATCTCGGGCTCGGCGAGGGCAAGCGGTCGGTCGGCAAGGTCCAGAACGATGACCGGGCCGATTGGGCGCCGGCCTGGGCCCTATTCCCCGGCGACGTGGCCTATGTCTGGCACGGCGGCGCCCACGCCGACACGGTGGCGCAGAGCCTCCGGGCGGAGAAGTTCGAGATCCGGTCGCAGATCATCTGGGTCAAGCAGCACTTCGTGGTGTCGCGGGGCGACTACCACTGGATGCATGAGCCCTGCTGGTACGCGGTCCGCAAGGGCAAGACCGGGCACTACAACGGTGATCGCAAGCAGACCACCGTTTGGGAGATCAAGAACAACAACCCGATGGGTGCGGGCAAGGGCAAGGAGAAGACCTGGGATCACGGCACGCAGAAGCCGGTCGAGTGCATGCGCAAGCCGATCGAGAACAACTCTTCCGCCGGCCAGGCCGTTTACGATCCCTTCCTCGGATCGGGCACCACGCTCATCGCGGCCGAGATGATGGGCCGCGCCGGCTACGGCTGCGAGCTGAACCCGGTCTATTGCGACGTGATCATTCGCCGCTGGCAGGAATTCACGGGCGAGGAGGCCCGTCTGGACGGGACCGGCGAGACCTACGAGGCCGTCCAGGCCCGGCGCCTCCAGGCCCCGACGCACCCCGAGCTGGCCAAGACGGTCCAGTGACAGCGAAAGGACGATCCTATGAGCTATTCCTTCAGCGTGACGGCCGACACCAAAGTCGAAGCCAAGGAGAAGATCGCCGCGGAACTGGAGCGTGTTGCCAGCGATCAGCCGGTCCACGCCACGGACCGCGCCGCGGCCCAGGCCGCCGCGGAATCGTTCGTGGATCTGTTGAGCGAGCCCGCTGAAGGTCAAACGATCGTCGTCAACGTCAACGGCTCTCTCGGTTGGCTCACCGAGGGTGACTTCTGTAGCGCCAATATCGGCATCGGCGCGCGGGTCGGCGCCAAGGCTTAGGGCCTCCCGCAGATGGTCCTGCGTGCAGACCTATCGCCAGAAGCCGCCGCCGTCGCGCTGGAGCGCGTGGACGAGGCCCTCCTGGCCCTTGCCGTGGTGATGGCGGCCAACGCCGCTGCTCTGCGGGAATGCGGCCTGGCCGCCGCCCAATGGGCAGAGGCCGAACGATGCAAAGCCGCCGGCTCTCGCTGATCGAAGCCTGCACCTCGACGGCGATCGGGTTCGTCGTCGCCACTGCCACGCAGATAGCCGTGTTCCCGCTCTTCGGGCTGCACACCAGCCTCGGCGAGAACATGGCCATCGGCGCGATCTTCACGGTCGTTTCCATAGCCCGCTCGTATCTCGTGCGGCGCCTGTTCGAGACCTTGCATGTCAAAGCTCCGATCCTCCGCCAAGCCGACCGCGCTGAAGCTCATCCAGGGCAACCCCGGCAAGCGGCCGATCAACAAGCGCGAGCCGAAGCCGGTCTCCGCGATCCCGGACCCGCCGGAAGTCTTGTCGACGGCGGCTGCGATCGAATGGATGCGGATCACTCCGGAGCTGCATGCGCTGGGGCTTCTGACGGGTCTGGATAGAGCCGCCCTGGCCGCCTACTGCCAAGCCTATGGCCGGTGGGTCCAGGCCGAGAAGGCCATCGCCGAGATGGCCAAGCGGGATCTGCTGACCGGCGGCCTGATGATCAAGACCAGCAACGGCAACGCCATCCAGAACCCGCTCGTCGGCACCGCACACAAGGCCGCCGCCGACATGGTCCGGTACGCATGCGAATTCGGCATGAGCCCGGCCGCCCGGTCCCGCATCGCCGCCGGCCCGATCGAGGACGGGTCGAAGTTCGACGGGCTGCTTGCCTAAGAAGCGCGGCGCGTTCCCCGAACGCGCAGAGAGGGTCCGCCGCTTCATCGAATGCCTGATCGTCCCGTCCGGTGTTGGCCAGGGCGGACCGCTTCGGCTCCGGCGGTTTCAGAGGAAGTTCATCCAGGCGATCTATGAGCCCCATACCTTCAAGGGGCGGCAGTGGCGCCGGGTGGTCCGGCGAGCGATCCTCTCGATCGCCCGGAAGAACGGCAAGACGGCGCTGATCGCGGCGCTCGTGCTGGTCCACCTGTGCGGGCCCGAGGCGATTCCGAACGGCGAGATCTACTCGGCCGCCAATGAAAGGGAACAGGCGGCCCAGGTTTTCAAGGTCTGCCAGCAGATGATCGCAGCGGACCCGGAACTGCGTTCTCGAGCCGGGCTTGAGGTGATCCCGTCGACGAAGACGATCATCTGCCGCCGGAACGGATCGGTGTATCGGGCGATCTCGGCCGAGGCCGGGACCAAGATGGGCTTGAACCCGAGCGTCGTCGTCTATGACGAGCTGGCGCAGAGCAAGAACCGGGCTCTCTACGATGCTCTCGACTCTGGCATGGGCGCCCGCGAGGAGCCGCTCTTCATCGTCATCAGCACGCAGTCGAATGATCCGCAGCACATCCTGTCGCAGTTGATCGATGACGGGCTCCGGGCCGAAGACCCCACGATCGTCTGCCACCTCTACGCGGTCCCCGACGACGCCGAAGACATCTTCGATGAAGCCGTCTGGCCGCTCGCTAATCCGGCTCTGGACGATTTCCGCTCCCTGGAGGACATGCGGGCGATGGCGCAACGGGCGTCACGCATGCCTTCGTTCGAGGCGTCCTTCCGCAACCTGTACTTGAACCAACGGGTCGATGCGCAGAGCCCACTGATCCCTCGGTCGGAATGGGAGGCGTGCAAGGTCGCCGAAACCCTCCAGCCGGGCGAGCGCGTCTATCTCGGGCTCGATCTGTCGGCCACCACCGATCTCACGGCCCTCGTCGCCTGCTCGGCGGACGACGGCGACCGGATCGGGTCGTGGTTCTGGAAGCCGGGCGGTTTGGTCAAGGAGCACGAGCTGCGCGACCGGGCGCCCTATACCCTGTGGAAGGAGCAGGGCTGGCTCAGAGCCCCACCGGGCAAGGCCATCGACTACGGCTACATCGCCGAGCAGATCGCGGAGCTGTCCACCGACTACGACATTGTCGGCCTGGCTTATGATCGCTGGCGGATCAAAGACTTGATGCGGGAGTTCGACCGTATCGGCCTGCGGGCTTATGCGGATGACGACAAGCCCATCCCCGGCGCCCTACGGCTCGTCTCCTGGGGTCAGGGCTTCCGGGATATGAGCCCGGCGATCGACGCCCTGGAGATCTCAATCCTGCAGCGCCGGTTCGCTCACAACGGCAACCCGGTGCTCAACTTCTGCATCGCCAATGCGCAGGCCGTGAGCGACCCGGCCGGCAATCGCAAGCTCGACAAATCGGCGACCCGGTTCCGCATCGACGGTGCGGTGGCGACCGCCATGGCTGTCGGGCTCAAGGCCCGCGACCTCCAGCGGGTCGTGCAGCCGACCTATCAGATGCTCTTCCTGGGGAGCTAGGCGGCGCGGCGACCGGCTTCGTCTTGGGCCGAAGCCTGCGAGGTGGGGGCTCTGAGCCGCCGCGCCAGAGCCGATCTTAGGGCACACATTTGAGACCTACAAGGGCGCAGTTCTGTGCCCTTTTTGCTTTTGGAGCCGCCCATG